CGCCCCCCCTGGTCAAGTCCCAATTAAGCGACTGGCCAGAAACTGTGCTATGCGCAGGTAGGCATAATGCCGGACCTCAGTAGCCTAGTGAATCATCCCTCAACCTTAAAGGAGGAGTTCTGGGAACACTAGCAGAGACTTTCGTCTCATGTCCATCACTTCCCTCTTCCGTTGGAGGAGAAGAAGAAAGTTCCAATTCTGGAGCTATGGATCGCTTAAACTGAAGATAAGGAATGTACCCGGGAGACGACTTCGCCTCCTCTAAGACCTCTAACAAAGTCTTTCCGTCTTTATGACGGGGATCATTATCCTTTCTCCGTGCAGGAAAAACCGATGACTGGAAGTCATCCGGAACATTCGCATAGGTAGGGAAATAGATGTTTCCATCATGACCCGCATGCGTCTCGTCTCGCCTTTCGGCCAAAACTTGACGAAGTCGTACCATAAGCTGGTGCCACGAAATCTTGTCCAGGTCAGGTTCAGGTCTCTCTAGAGACAAGCCACTTTTACTAAGGTACCAAAAGTACCGTTTCGATAGAGGTTCTCCAAAAGATTCCTTTGAGAATGGACCGCTAACCGCAATACCGGGGACGAATTTAAAGTCTTCGTACACAGCACGTTGGCGCGGCCTGAGCAAGGCTTTGCTTTGTTCGCCTAATGCTGCAACAGCAGACATGAAGCTATCATCGCTTAGCCTCCCCAGTTTAATACGCTTGAGCATAGCTCTATCAGACGTAATTATCCTTCCCGCGAACTCACCGATCTTTTTGGATGTCAGCGTCTTGGTTTCGTTTATAACTCCACCAATCTGTTCCACTAACCTCCGATAGGCTGGATAGGCCCTAGTGTCCATTATGACATCATCACCGATTACTCGGAATGAGTCTTTTGGTATACCAGATTCTACACAAGCTTTTTCTGCGAGGCAGTTGTTCGTTAGGCCGAGAACGGCGAAACTAGGAAAGGTCCCTAAGGGTTGCCCCCGAGACCACCTGGCATAAGTACCATTGGGCATCTTCCACTCCATCCTTGAGATGGTTAGGAAGTGGTTGATATGATTTATCCACTGCTTTTCAGCATTGGACCAGTCAGAGCCAATCTGCGAGATATCTCGCCCTGAGGCTTTAAAGACTGCGAGCCTGACAGACTCGGTCATGTCGAGGAGATCAGTAGCAGATGATAAGTCTGCACCGGTCAGGGTAACCCCAGCAACAAGCTGGTCAGAAACCCACCTCATACCTGCATCTTGGTTAAAGGTGCAGTCCGTTGGAACTTTACGCAAAGCTCTGTACAACATCTCCCCAAAAGGACGGAGATAATGTTGTGTTACCCTATTAGGGTTAGCAATCCATCTTGCCTTCAAAGAAGGCTCCTGGATACAGGCAATGCGCCCTGCTGCTCTTATCTGTGACTGATTTACAACAAGAAAACCGTCTAAGACGATCTCATCGCTCCGGACCTTCCGGAGAGTCACTCCACCATAACCTGGTGGTATGTGCAAGCTATAACCACTCTTTCCAAGAAACCTCAAGGTCTGAGCGGGGACACTTGCCCAAGATAGAGCTAAAGCCTCTAATCTCTCATCAGTCGACGATGGATGTAGAGTCTCACTCAAGTTCTCACCTACAGGGATAGAATCCCCGGTGATTGCCTCAAGTGTAGGCGGATTCATCTCTGGAACCCTTGGGAGGGTCCTCCTTATAGGGGAGATCTCACTTAAAGTAAGTCCCAGAAATTGGTTATTACTAGGTGCTGATAAGGCACCTCTAAACTTCTCCTCCTGTGAAGGAAGGATCTGCTTAGCAACAAAGTACGTATGCGCACTAAGTGCAGCAAGAGCACGTTGCTGGTTCTTGATCCTGAAGATGTTCCCAAAGACCCCTATGGGTTGGTTGGTACTAGTCCTTTTGGACCAATCAGGAGGCTCCGGCTTACCACTAATTGAAGTGATATACCAATGATGATACGCTTTCAGTCTTGCGACTGTCCACTCTATACCACTGGAATTCACCCATTTATCAATGGTGTTGACCAGTTCATGGGTTACCTCCTTAGTTAACCCGGCCGACCGAAGCGCACGACACAGTTCGTCTTGGTTGTAGCTAGCTACTTCCACGCAGTCCTCCTTCTTTCCAAAGAAAGGATGTACAGCAGAGACGTCCACAGTCGTATACACGATGTGGCTATTCAGATCTCGAAAGAGACC